CTGAGATTTTCGGTGGCCTCAGAGGCCAGCCGCGACGTGGTTCTCGTGTCTCACGACTATGTCTTGTCCCCAAGGATTACCGAGGGCGTCGGATCATTTGTATTGAACCGAAGGAGCTACAATTCGCTCAACAAGGGTTGATGCAGACACTTTACGATCACGTACACCGCCACTTCTTGACCGGAAGGAGCATCAATTTCTTGGATCAACGCCCCTCTCAACGAGCGGCAAAGCGTGGACACATATCCACCATTGATCTCAAGGATGCTTCGGACCTAGTGTCCATTGGTTTATGCCGGATAATATTCCCGGCGCCATTCTTCCGTCTCATGACGCATTGGAGAGCGAATGGAATTGCTCTTCCAGACGGTTCGTCCGTCCACACGAAGGCACTGGCTACCATGGGATCAGCTCTCTGCTTCCCATGCGAAACGCTGGTGTTTTGGGCTATATCGCTGGCATCTATAATGCTTCGCGAAGGCATCTGCCTCCCGGCCCTAGACGACCCTGCATGGTTTGAACGCCATCAGGGTATGTTTGATATCCGCGTATTCGGTGACGACATAACAGTCCCAACTGAATATGCCGGGTTAGTGTGTAACGCGTTACAACACTGTGGGCTTAAGGTCAATATCCAAAAGACTTGCATATCCTCCGTTGTTCGTGAGGCATGCGGCGCCTGGTTTTACGGCCAGGTTGATTGTCGAGTCGTAAGACTCAAGCTCACACGTTGCAGAACTGTTCTCGACTGGATCTCCATAGCGGAGTCAGCGAAGACGTTGGTCAAGGAGAATCAACTCCAGACAGCGTTTCTGTTACTAGGACGTCTTAATGGAATTTGTCCCGTTCCATACGGGGTACTCGGTTTTCCTGACCGAGACGATGCTGAGGTGACTCGTCATCGTAATTCGTATCATGTAGTTGATACGGTGAACGACAACGTTTACTATGTCAATGATGGATACCGCTGGAATTGCAATCTCCAGCGCCTTGAGGTTCTTGTACCAACGGTTAAAACCCGTCGTGGTCGACACCTAACCGGTTACCTAGGCTTGTACGCCTGGTTTACCGGTCAAGCAACGGAATCCATGGCCTTGGACGACTTCACAGTCGAAATGGCTTGGACGCCTACGTCCATCGGTTAATTCCGAGTTAACTAGGTACAAAGAGGGGGTAATTACAACCTTTACAAAGTTGCACCGTTTTCCCGGGACCTCTCCTTTTCCACATTCAATTGTGACTCGCCGGTCGAAAGAACTGGCGGTTGGTGGGTCCTTAACCACCTGGATGGAGAGGTATAGCAGGGGCGG